CAATATGTCGGTTTTCCAGCTCCGGGAAGCGCCGCTGAACCGACAGAGGAACTCCATCAAGAATGCTGGCTACTTCTCCGGCCATCCGCGACAGCACGAACGTGCAGAATGCGGTTTCCACCACCTCAGCGGAATCTTTTGCATTTTTTAATTCCTGGGCGTCTGCCTGCGCCCGGGTAAGGCGGTGACGCTCATAGTCAATCGTACCTGGCTGGAGATCGGATTCCGATGCAAGACGAAGGTCTTCCACCTCCTTGCGTAATTTCTCATTCTCAATCGCCGCGTCGCGTGTGGAATACCATTCGATAGCCGCGGAAGATTCATAGAGGACCTCATTACCTTTTCCGCCGCCACGTGCTACAGGCATTCCCTGATCCTGCCAGTTCTGAATGGTTCGCACGCTGACCCCAAATATTTCAGAAAGACACTTTTTGTTGACCTCCATAGCTCACTCCATACACAAAAACAGAGAAAGGAAACGCCCTCTGGCTATTTAGCCGTTTTTAAGGCTTATCGTTTCCTTTCTTTTCAGGGGGTGTTTGCAGTTAAAACAATGGATTAGCGAGAAGAAGAACGGAAACGGCAAATGCCTGAAAATTTTCATAAATAGCGAGAATCTGCGAGGTCGCCGCCCCGTAGCAGGCCGGATCGCCGGAAAGGACCCGCAAACGATATTAATTATCAATTACATGTCGTTATAGACGACATTGCTGCCAGAGAGCACCGTCGGGTGAGCATTCTGCATGATGGAGTTGCGGATAAAAGACTCTCTTTGATGTGCGCGTGCGATGCGCATAAAAAAGCCTCGCATATGCGAGGCTATGATTGACTGAAGTTATGCTGTCAGGTGTGGGTCCATATGAATTTGACAATCCCAATAATGCTAGCTAAAACGCCAAAACCAAAAATAACTTGGCCACATACTCCTATTATTCCAGATGCAATGGCTCCGGCATTTGTCTGAGCATTTTCGTTAATGCTCGCTCCCACGAGATACATAATCAAACCAACTATGAGAGATGCGATAATCCAATGTTCCACAGCTAATACAATCACAATGCTCAAAATATCTGCTAAACCATCACTATGACCACTCACTGCATATCCTTGCTTTGAAATTTGAAAAATTCATCGCTGGATTATAATTGGTTACATCCTTCATAGTCGTCCGAATATGATAAAAAAAATTATTTGTGGGGTATAGCGTTGTTTAACTCTCTCCGAGTCATAAACGCGTTCACACGTCATTCCAGCCCGGTAGCTTTCGTCAGATCGCTCAGCATAATATTGAGCTTCTTCTGCAATGCGTCCAAGCATGTCGGCGAGCACTGCGGCGTCGGCTCCGGCTGTTTTGCTTCTGACGGCAGCGGCAAGATCTGCGGTGTGCTTTGCGGCGTCCAGGTGGGCAGTCCGGAAGGCGTGCGGTCGCAGAGACTTGACCTCCCCCTCCCCTGGGCGGCGATGACATTGATTCTCACTTGAGCAGCTCACGCGCGGTCTTCGCTGCGTGACACGACCAGCACAGGCTCTCAAGGTTGCAGTCATCATCAGTACTGCTGTGGGCCTTAGCCTTAATGTGGTCCACACAGGAAGCTTGCTATGCAATACCCTGACGCAGATGGTTCTGACATAGAGCTTTGTCACGCGTCAGTACCCGAGCGCGTATAACTTCCCACTAAGTCCCATATCCGCGCTGATGCCGGGTTTGTCCTGATTTGTAGGATTTCCAGCCTTCGCCTTTGTGGGATTCACAGTAACCTGATGGGTCTGTTGTAGTGGAACGACAGCCTCGAACGCGACAGGCTTTTGGCGTGCGAGGTGGCATGCTTGCTTACTCCAAAGTAACGGTTGCTATATGGATGGGGACTAGAAATATCATTCTCCACTACGTTCAGAAAGATTCAATATCTGTAAATGTTTCGCTATAAAACACCCACGCTCAACATGAAAGTACAATTTCATCATCACTTACATCAGCGCAAATGATGATGACCTTAAACATAATAAATCATATTATATCTGACAACACTCTTTTGTATTCAGACGCTTATAAATTAACGAAAATCATTTCATAGGTTTTATATCATTTACTATTTGACTTAATAATCTCATTACTGGCATTGTACCTTCAAACATCTCCATGGCGTCTTTTTTAATCTTCAAAGCCTCTTCAAAAGTCGCTTGGCCACTAGATTTTAAATTAAAGAAATTAGTACCAGTGCTGGTTGTAATTCTTATTTCTGGTTTTATCTTCTCCATTCTTTCAGAAATATCCATATGTATTGCTTTATTCATAGCATCAGAAAAATCATGACAAAGAACATCCGTTAAAGTACGTATTATGGAATATACTTTCGAACAGTATTCTCTTGCGTCAGACTCCGTTGGAATCTCGCCTTTATGAATTACGCCATTTCTAAATTTTGTGACATTTTGATCAGGAACATATACTTTTCCAACCTCAGTAAGGTATAGAGCCATAAATGCTCCCAGTTGTCTCTCAGACTGTCTAGACATCTCCTTAAACATTTTAGTAAATATTTCCTTACTGACACCCCTATTTAATATAAAGACTTTAATGGCAAACTCATAAACCCGCTCAAGAGCAGAACTGAAACTCGCACAAGCCTCTAAGGTAAATCCACTCAAAAGCGCTTCAGAACCTGATTCCATAAGGACTTCGAACTTTTGACTTTGAAGCATTAAGGCACTTTTGTGTCCCCTCGAGCATTCAACATAGCCAATACGATCGTCAAAGTAAGGAATCATAAATGGCTCGAAACTTGGGTGACCAAGCTCAATCTGACACTCCATACAAACAGCAAACACCTTCATTATCGCCCCATACCTACATAAATAAAGAAGACTTGTAATGCTATCGGGAATTTAATTACTTTCAAGCGGTATTTGAAGATTCAATTCAAAACAAGAGAAAAACTAGTCACGATCTATAATTAGTTGAAAAATAACAATAAATAGAAATAATTATTGCTAAAGCCAGAGACTTATAAAGATTAACTATACAATTATGCTAAATTGTAGGTATTTCATTTATTATTAGCTACCACTATATGCAAACTGGATCTCTGCAGGGGACACGAATCAACTGCGATAGCAGTGAGCTGGCAGTTAGCACATCCCTGTCCAGTTAACTACTTCATCTCAGCAGCCCCATTCTGGCAGTTCGACTGAAGTGTTTTGTTATGCGCTAGAACATCGCGCTTGGTTTGCTTGTCCATAACGTCAATATCGTGTTCGGTCAGGTAAATGGGCTTTACCCAATCACAGGCAGTATCAACTACTACCGGGACGCTTCCATGATTTCCGCAGCTCGCGATCAACATCGTCATCAGGCATATGGTTAACAGTCTGCTGTACATCCCTGGCTCCTTTTGTTGTCTCTACCCGGCGTTCGGCTACCGCTTCAGTGGCAGCGGCCTTTTCTTCGGTGCGTTGTTGGTCGGCTTTCGCTTCGGCTTTGCTGGTGCCGCGCGAATGGCCTAATCCAAATGCGGCGGCTATAGCAGCTAAAACAGCTGCAAGGAGTCCGATAATCATCTCAAGCGTCATATAACCACTCGCTCCTTTACCCAGCCATAAACAAACGTCTCGTTCGCGCTGCGCTGTTCTGCCAGTTCAAGATAACGTTGACCCTGGCTGCAATTCAGAGCCCGGAGCATTACCAGTTCTCCTTCTTTCCCGCGTCGAGATAGGTAACTTTTTAGCGCACTAATAGTTCGCGGACCTATAAAACCATCCGCAATCAGTTCTGGATAGAGCGTGCCCTGAATGTTGAACACGTTCAGCCAGCGCTGAAACCACTTGGTCTGAACCGATGGCCCCATGTTTACGCCCGTGTCGCAAAGTTCAGCGGCGATGGCTGGTGACACCTCAGAAACAAGGTCGAATCGCGGGCCTGTCCAGTAGTCAGCCGTCAGAATATCCAGCGCCTGCTGGCGGGTGAGGTCACGCATATCTCCTACATACCCATGTGCCCGCGCCGTCGCCTGAGTGATACCCCAATTCGTTGGGCCGCCTTTATCGTCGGGATGGTTAACATAGCCGCCCTCTTTGTCAAGGATGGCATTGAAGATATCGTCTTTAGTCATTAGTGCCTCAGATGATCAACCAGGCGCGCCACGTTGCCTCTGACGGCTACCAGCACGGACAGGAAAATAATGTTGGCCCCGATAGTGGCCCATGATGAGTACGGGTAAATACCGCACAGATACGCCAGCGGAACGGCGCTGTAGATGACCGTAAGCAGCCACGCTAAGCGAGATATCCACGGTCGATGTCGGGAATCACCACGACGGTAAAACATCAGGGTCAACACTATCCCAGCGCAAAGCAGCGCGTTGATTGTTGCCGATGGGTCATTTAGTACCACCTGAACCTCCCCGGCGCGTTATCAGCGCCACCAGCGAGCCGACATCCTGGTTATTCAGAAACGTCAGGATTTTGACAGCTAAAGCAGAAACGAATACGGCTCCGATAGCGTCCAGAGGCTTATCACTGTAACCAGTCCAGTCAGCCAGCTTTGAACCAACCAGCCCTGAGCAGATGATCCCGGCGATGTAGGACACGACAAAATACGCCAGCCGACGTGCTGAGCTAAGGTCCGCAGCCGTTGCAATGTAAAATACAGCCCCGGCAAATGCACCAAACACTACGCCGTAATCGGTTCCGGAAAGAAATCCATAGATACTGGCCCCCGTCAGGGCACCACCAGCTAGCCCAGTACCGGAAATCGGATCGGACATTTAGCCCCCTCTTTATTGCTGTGAGTCCTCTCAGAACGAGGGGAGTGATGTTAATTTAATATTTCTTATGTAGGGAATAAAACCATCATTTTCTATAATAAAAAAAGACTCACTTCATTTAGCGAGTCTTTGAAAAAATTATTTATTTTCAATGTGTGTTTTTATTTGTTTTTATGAATTTCTTTTGGCTTTTTCCCATTCTTCCTTCAAGAGGCGTTGCATATCAGAAATAAACTCACCAATATAAATATTGGTTTTAACTCCATCAATGTCTATTCTTTTTTTAACAATTTCCTCAGCATGCTGTTTCAAGTTATCCATCGTGCTCATAACTTTGGTATGTTCTAACCTGTCAGGATTTAGCATCATTTTTATTCTTGTAGTATGCAGCACCAAACTGACAAATGAATCATGTGCATCATGTTTTGCTTGCATTACAGATGAAGGGTATTCTATAGCGGTTTTCAAATGTAGATGGTGTTTATCAAACTCATCCAATAAAATAACCACCTTTTTACACAGTGATAAATTATTATATGCACTTGCTACAAACTCAGCTGATGCCTCTCTAAGATCCTTTATCCAAACTAACCTATTCGCTGCAATGATTTGAGCCTTACGCCCCTCATCAGCAATGGTTATTTGTGTTTTTCTACTTTCTTCAAAGTCATGAAATTGTCTTTCCCTATCTTCACGCATGGTCCGGTTGTTATTTCTAATTGACCACCAAGCTATTCCTGCTGGTATCGCAGAAGCGATAATGGCTCCCGCAACACTTGCAGCAATAGTATCCCAACCAAATCCAGACTTAGTTGTCACATCCAGATGGGGTATTTTTTCAATTAATAATCCTATACTGCCATTGAGCGGGAACGGGATACCTTGCCAAGCCATAACGCCTCCTTTTTTTGAGGCATCATAACAAAAAACCCGCACGGTGGCGGGTTTCTATTTGTTCTGTTGCTCAGTTCGCTTTAACGCCCCGAGCTTAACACAATCTAAGCACTTTCCGCGCAACTATTCAAGTAGAACTTGTCGCTATTTGTGCCGAATGCGTCACACATTGGCTTGTATAGCATCGATTCTGCTACATTTAGCCAAACATCAACCCGGCTTTCACAGGTTCGCAAACACCATTCAGGATGTTTTTCATTCAGGTCTCTGGCCATCGCCTTTTTGCTAAGGCGCTTGATATAACGATCTTCAATAAGAGCGTATAACTTTTTTTGTCCTGACTGCACAAGGACACCGCTGAGTACAGCGTTGATGGTCAGCGCTTCTTCATCGGTACAGAACGACAGACCGCTTTTATTCTTCCCTTCCTGAATCTCTTTGAAGAACGCTTCCAGTTCGGGTTTGCTGATACCCGCTTTCTTCATCCGGCGTAACGCTTCGTTGATTGCCGTTTTGGTGATTTTTCCAGATGCCAGTAGCTGGTTGAACATGTTCCCACCACTACTACCGCCGATATAAGACCAGCGCCCCCACATGCGCAACTTACCCTGTATCCAGATGCTTTCCAGAGTACGAAGGCGCACCATTTCACCAGCCTTGCCAACTTCAGAAGGATTAATCATTAAGCTTTCTCCATTTATGCCAGCACGCCAATTGCCAGCGCTCGATCTATAACCCGAAAAACCAACACCAATTGGTCATCGTATTTCGCTTCAAATGCCACGGGGTCAGCATGCAACTCGTTGTGATGTGCTCTGCACAGCGGTATCACAAACAAGTCGTGTGCTTTTGTACCCATTCCCCCCTGCCCGTGGCCAATAAGGTGGTGGGGGTCGTCTGCAGGTTTATTGCAACATACGCAGGGTTGTGTTTTAACCCAGCGGGTGTACGTCTCATTTACCCAGCGGCGACGTTTGGGCCTGAGCATGAAAGACTCTGGCGATTCCGGATCAACAGAGAGCGTGAGGATCTTCTTCGCCTTCTCCTGCACGAGGCTGGCTGCTGACACGGAAGGCACAATGTCGCTTTCCCTCATAACAGAGCGGATCTTCTCATCCGGAAGGCGTAACCCCTTGTGCGCAACGCTTTCCGGTATAACATCAGCCAGGTCGTTCCTGACCAGCCACCAGCACAATTCCGGCAACGTCAGAACATGCGACTCGGGAAAACCAGAATCGCGACGAATAACTTCCAGAATCCAGGATACCAGGTTTCCTGCCGCTATACCTGCAAGCTGTTCTGTATGCTGCCCGGACAAAGTGTGATCGCAATGCCAGCACAGGCGAATACTTCCTGGTGGGTGCCGCATTGTTGTGAAGTTCTTATCGTGCCACGATGAATGTGGCCACTGGCATTCAAACCGTAAACTCAGCCACTGCTCAAGGGAAGGAAGCCCGCCGGCACGCTGAATAACCAGCTCATTCCCGAAGACCTGCCACATTACCGGATCATCAGCCAGCGGCTGAATGGCGGCGGGAACAGCCCCTGTACTGAATGACGCCATTTCTTCTGGTTCAGGCTCGAGCAGAACGCGACCGCGCATGAAGAGATGCATCAGTTCCGCACCGGGCCGAAACAACACAATCCCCATACGATGGGCTACTTCAGGAGTTAACAAAGCCCTCACGCCGCCTGTCCCCCTGCAATATATTCAGCCCACAAACCACCAATCCAGCGGACCCCCTTGGCAGTGAAACGCGTCTGGCTGAATGCATGGTTAGATGTACTCGATGTTCCCGTCTTAACTTCAAATCTTCCCGCGGAAATGTGCTGCGCCATGGGGGTAAGTGTGCCGCCGAGGCGATACAGGATATTGCGTTCAATGAGGAACAGGCGGAACTCGGTTTCTTTTGCGTTGAGCAATTTGGCTACCTGCCGGAATGACATGGAGCCTTTTGCAGAGCAATAACGATCAACAAACTCCACTTTTGGCGCCGCGGCTGCCAGCTGGATGGTCAGTTGCTCTTTCTGCTCGGCTAAATCAGCAGCCAGGCGAAGCGCTTCCGGCAATGAGCGGGGAACACTGACACTCTGCCCTTCTTCCAGTTCCTGCCAGCGATCGACGACCGCGGCGGTAAATTCAGGAGACAATCTGGCAACAATCACCAGAGAGTCGCGTTTGTTAAAACGATACTCCTGGTACACATTACCGTTATGCTCAAAATCGAACTGCGCCAACGGCGCGGTTAAAATTCCCGCAGCAACAAGACGCTCAGCCGAGCGTTTCACGTCACTGTGTTTACTCTGAACCAGATCCGCAATATCACGGCTGGACATTGTTACAACACCATTCACGATTAACTGGCTCATACTTTTCTCCATATCAGGCGGCTGCACCCGCCGGTTCATATCTGCTGATCGTTATCTCTACCCGACCTTTCGGCACAACGGGTCCCCATTCCACCAGCATGCGCTTAATCTGGCTGTCGTCTTCCCAGACACCCGCATGCGTCAGTGCGTCAAACAGGGCTTTGTTGTAATTATCGATATCCCGGCGGCGCGCATCCGGCGGGTACAGAGTGATTTCTACCGCTGCCAGTTCAGTCGATGGCTTCGGGAGACGTCGTAATTGCTCAATGATCGCCACGCAGGCAGCGCTCTGGTATTTACGACCATCAGCGCTAATGAGGTGACGACCGGCCAGCGGCCCCTTATTAGGGGCGCGCCAGTAAGAGTTCACGCTTGGAGGGAACGGGAGCACAAGTTTCATGCCACCTCCTGCTGTTGCACTGCACACAGTTCCGGAAGATTTGCCTCCACCAGCGCCCTGGCGAATGGTGGTGGTACCGCATTACCGCAGCGGGCTACCTGCTTATCTTTTGCATAGCGATTTCCACGGTAGTCCTGATCAATAACGTAACCATCCGGGAAGCCCTGCGCTTTGTAGAGTTCATGCGGCTGCAACATGCGCATTCCGATATCAACGATCTGGTATTTAACCCCATCGATCGTTACCAGCCATTCATCGTCACTTTCCCCGCAATACGTCTCGAGAAATGTGCGTACCTCACCCACGTGTTGGCCACCAGCAGTGATTGTTGGCATTGGCACATCAAGGCGTTGCCCGTCGCGGCATGTTCCACGCAGTTTCACCAGATGAGAGGCAACTACCGCATGATGGTCGACAGTGGTCACTGAATGCGCGGGTTCATCCATACTGACACCAGGCCCCGTATAGTTACCGCCGTAGTGTTTCGCCAGGAACGCGCTCACCGTCGCGAATTTATTTCCGCCTGCAGTAACGGTCCCCAGCGGGTTATCCAGTCGCAGCACACGCGGTTCTTGTCCAGGTCGTTCGCCATAACCCATCTGAATCAGCGTAGGCGTTACCAGTTGAGATTTACCGCCACCACCAGCGGTGATGGTTGCGCTCGGTTCGTCTGCACGGTGGCCGACGCTGGCCCCAAACTGGCGGGCTATCACTGGCGCAACAAGACAGGCTCGGGATTGCTTCAGAATGGTATGAGCAGGTTTATTCAGCGGGCGCGGTTTAGCCTGGTATTCACTACCACCATTACCCGCCAGGAATGGTGTCAATGCAGCCTCAACAATCCCGAGTGCATGCCCGTTCCCGCCCGGGCGTTTTGACGTGCCAGCGGTTACCGTCGGAACAGGTTCGGTAACGGGCTGCCCGGTTGCGCCAGTGCGGAATTTTGTAAGGTGTGGAACGGCTAACGCGTAGCCGAGTTTTTTAGTAATGGTCTGTAATGGCTCATTCAGTGACTGTCCGCGAAAAGCGTCATACGCATTTTTTGAGCTCGTGTGGTTGCACTTCACGATAAACGGCGATGCACTTTCGATAACAAAGCGCTGTATGCCGCGCGCGATCCGCTTCAAAGTGTTCTCCGCCAGCGGTTTTTTGCGGTCGAAGATGGACAGGGCCGGAACATTCCAGTCGATACATTCCGCCGCGGTACGCCATGGCATCAGCCTGCCGCTCTGCACCTCCAGAGACTTGGGATCCCCATGGGTTACAACAGGCCACTGAATAGGGCAACCATCGCAGCGCATAACCATGAAGAAGCGTTTGCGGATCGTCGGCGCGCCGTAATCACACGCGCGCAGTTCGCGATAATCAACATCATATCCAAGCCCTTCCACCAGCTGTTTGGCCTGCGTGCTGCCAGGATCAATAGCAAGAAATTCGCAGACCTCTGCCAGTGCCGGGTGATCGGCAGGAATGCCAGTGGAAAGCATGCCGACAAAAGCATTGAATGTTTCGCCAGTGCGGGCAGGGTCTGGACGCATTTCATCGGCCAGCAGCGGTCCCCACGTTTTAAACTCTTCCACATTCTCCAGCATCATCACGCGCGGTCGCTTCGCCAGTGCCCAACGCAGTACAATCCAGGCCAGACCGCGTATCTCTTTTTTCACTGGCTTTGCGCCTTTGGCCTTTGAGAAGTGTCGGCAGTCCGGGCTAAACCATGCCAGGCCAACAGGATTGCCGCCGGTGGCGGCTACCGGATCCACGTCAAATACGGATTCACAGTAATGCAGTGTGTCAGGGTGGTTCGTCTTGTGCATCGCAATGGCGTTTTCGTCGTGGTTGATCGCAATATCCACGCTGCGTCCGATCGCCAGTTCAATACCCGTTGATGCACCACCGCCACCAGCAAAGTTATCAACGATAATCTCACGCATGGGTTACCCCCTGCATGCTGCCAACAAGACCACGCGCAATTGTGATGATTTCGCTGGTGGCCGTTCGTTCCAGCCATAGT